ACAGCGCAAAGAGGATTAACATACAGTGGAACTTGGAACGGAAGTTTTATTTACTCAACTCTTGCTGTTTCTGATCCAGCATGGATTCTTTATGATTTACTAACAAACACAAGATATGGGCTTGGAGACTATATTGATATTGGGCAAATAGATAAGTGGGGATTATATGAGATTAGCCAGTATTGCAATGGATTAGTACCAGATGGATACGGTGGTACAGAACATAGATTTCAATGTAATATAGCTTTACAGAGTAAAACAGAAGCGTACCAAGTATTGCAATCTTTAATAACAATTTTTAGAGGATTTAGCTATTGGCAATCTGGTGCGATAACATTCGTCGCTGACAAGCCAACAAATGTTTCATATCAATTTACGCAAGCTGATGTAGAAGAAGGCTTGTTTACTTATAGTAGAACTGGATTAAAAAGTAAAAAAACAATAGCATTAGTTAGCTGGCTTAACCCAAATGATTTTTATAGGAAAACAGTAGAAGTAGTAGAAGACCCTATCGGCATTCAGAAATGGGGTATTAAAGAACTAGAAGTAGAAGCAATTGCATGTACTTCCAGAGGACAAGCAAGGCGAGCTGGAGTAGCTATTTTAATGGGAGATAGACTAGAACAAGAAACAGTTATTTTTAAAGCTAGGGCTTACGCTGCATTTATTAAACCAGGAGACGTAATTAATATTTTAGATTCACAAAGAGTAGAGATGAGATATGGAGGATTAATCAAAGCAGCCACAGAAAACACTGTTACGCTAGATAGTCCAGTAACGTTAATTTCAGGAGAGTCTTACAAAATCAGTGTTACTTTAAGCAATGGAACAGCGGTGGAAAGAACTGTAGTTACTGGGGCAGGAAGCGATATATCAACGATTGTAGTATCTTCAAATTTTCCTATGATTCCACTTCCTGAGTCTAACTGGATATTATCCGGAACTAGCATTAAACCTAAAAAATACAGAGTAATTAACAGAGTTCCTGTAACTGAAACAATAGAAGGTATGCATGAAATTACAGCAGCAGAGTATGATGATAGTAAATATACTTTTATTGATGAGATGAGAATGGTATGACTTGGGAATTTGATGATTTACCAGTTAAGACAGCACTTCCAAACGCTAATGCTAGTCCAAGAAACATAAGTTTATCTAGTATACGAATTCCTACGATTGTAGAAGTTGATTTATTTAACGTTTTTGCGTCTTGGCAACAACCATTATTAGATAATGCTGTATCTCCTTGGGTAATAGGCTATGTAGCAGAAATCAAAAAAGGACAAGAAGGAATTTGGGAGCAAACTAAAACAACTACAGATTTGTTTACTACTTTCGAAAATATGCAACCAGGTAATTATTACGTAAGAGTTAGAGCAATATTCTTTGACAACAGCTTATCTGACTGGACGGAGTCCGTATAATGACATGGGAATTTGACGATTTACCATCTAAAACGGTACTTCCAGTTGTTGGGCAAAAACCAAGAAATATAGTAATGTCAAGTTCTTTGATTCCAGCAACTCAATTATCTTCTATTAATGCTGATTTATTTAATATTTACGTTTCTTGGCAGCAACCACTTCAAGAAGACATTAATTCTCCTTGGGCTACCAGCTACACTGCTGAAATAAAACGAAAAGACGAAAATTTTTGGCAACAATCTAGAACAGTTTTTGATTTAACAACAGTTTTCTATAATTTACCAGTAGATACTTACTACACTAGAGTTCGAGCTAATTTTTTAACTAATTTGTTTTCTGACTGGGAAGAGTCAGTTTTACCAGTTGAATTATTCTATAGTAATTCAGTATTAGATTTTACTGCTAAAATAAATTCATTCATTGCTTTAGAGTTTTAATCATGAGTTCTGCTAGATATATTGATGGAGCTGGTGCTGTAAAATACAGGAAAGTATCAGGAGCGGGAACAGAAGCTAACCCACATATTCCAGAATTTTCCTCAGCTGATGTTGGTGATATTAGTGATTTTGCGTCTAAAACTATAGATACCGTCAAATTGCTAGACACTATTACTGATCTCGATAACATAACAGTTCCCGATGATTTAACACAAATTGACTATAGCGTTAGTGATGGAACTTTAATAGCTTTAACAAAAAGACTAATAGACTTTGGGCAAAGGTCTGTATTAGAATGTGTTGAACTAAATAATAAAGTTGAAACTTCTGTTGGTAGTATAAATGATAGTCCTGCTACATCAGACACAGCCAATGCTAGCATAATATCTTTGCTAAAAAGACTGTTAAGTACAGATGGCGATAGCGGCAATATTCAAGGCATTAATCAACAACTTGCTAATATTTACAATTCTATCGGAACTTCAATTGATAGTCCAGCTACAGCAGATGATGGACAATTTAGTTTAATATCTTTAATTAAAAAACTATTAACTGAAACTAATAATATTGCTTCGATTGGGGCAACTTCAGACGCGTCGGCAAACTCTGGGAATGCTAGTTTAATATCTTTAATTAAAGGTTTGAACATTTCCATTGGATCTACTTCTGATGCAGCAGCTACAGCAGATGACCAAAATTCTAGTTTGATATCATTGCTTAAAAGGCTATTAGCAAGTGATGGAGATAATACAGTTACTGCTATTAATCAGCAAATTGGTAATGTCACCACAACTTTAGGAAACACAACAGATGCAGTCGCAACTAACGATACAGGAACATTTAGCATAATTTCTTTACTTAAAAAATTATTACAAGAAACAAATAATATTGCATCAATTGGAGAAGTGTCGGATATAGCTGCTACATCTGGTAATGCTAGTGTAGTTAGTTTACTTAAAGGACTTAATTTAACTATTGGGGCAACATCAGACACACCAGCAACTTCAGATACTGACTCAGCTACTTTAATTTCTCTACTCAAAAGACTGTTAAGTACTGATGGGGATAGCAGTAACATAAACAGTATTAATCAGCATTTATCTAATATACTTGCTTCAATTGGAACTACCAATGATTCATTAGCTACTTCAGATGATGGAGTATTTACGTTAATATCACTGTTTAAGCGATTATTAAGTGAAACTAACAACATATCTTCAATTGGAACTACCAGTGATTTAGCTGCTATATCCGGTAATGTTAGTTTAATCTCTTTAATCAAAGGATTAAATCAATCTATTGGAACTAATTCTGACTCGGCAGCAACGACAGATACAGGTGCTGCTACTTTAATATCTTTAATTAAAAGATTATTACAAGAAACTGACAATATTACCTCTATTGGAACTACTTCAGACGCGTCGGCAAACAGTGGCTCTGCTAGCTTAGTGTCGTTAGTTAAAGGATTAAATACTTCAATTGGCACTACATCAGATAGTGCAGCCACTACAGATACTGAAAATGCAAGTTTAATATCGTTACTTAAAAGATTGTTAGCAACTGATGGAGATAATACAGTTACTGCTATTAATCAACAAATAAGTAACGTTACTACAGCGCTAGGAACAACATCAGATGCAGCGGCAACGACAGATGCAGGTACTTTTACTGTCATAGCGTTGCTAAAACGGTTGTTATCAGAAACTAACAATATTGCATCAATTGGAAGCATTTCAGATGTTGCAGCAGCATCAGGCGACGCTAGTTTAGTAGCTTTAATTAAAGGATTAAATAATGCAATAGGGTCTATTACTGACAATTCGGCCACTTCAGACACTGCCAATGCAAGTTTAATATCTTTAATTAAACGACTACTTGAAACAGACGGTGTGGCAGGCACTAATCAACAATTAAGTGATATATACACTTTACTTGGAACTAGAGCAGATGCAGCGGCAACAACGGATAGCGGGACGTTTAGCTTAATTGCTTTATTCAAAAGATTACTACAAGAAACTGACAACATTGCTTCTATTGGGACAACTTCAGATGCAGCGGCAAATAGTGGTTCTGCTAGTTTAGTGTCTTTAATTAAAGGCTTAAATGCCTCTATTGGATCTACCTCTGATACGGCAGCTACGACAGACACTCAAAACACTAGTTTGATATCACTACTTAAAAGATTGTTAAGTACCGATGGAGATAACACAGTTACTGCTATCAATCAACAAATAAACAATGTTACTGCATCATTAGGAACAACAACAGATGCAGTAGCAACAACAGATACAGGTACTTTTACTGTTATAGCTTTATTAAAACGGTTGTTAGTAGAAACAGACAATGTTGCTTCTATTGGAGCAACATCTGACGCAGCAATCACTTCTGGCAACGCTAGTGTTGTTTCATTATTGAAAGGACTAATTAGTTCAATTGGCACCACATCAGATAGTGCAGCTACTACAGACACTCAAAACACTAGCTTAATATCATTACTTAAAAGACTATTAAGCACCGATGGAGATAACACAGTTACTGCTATTAACCAGCAAATTGGTAATGTTAGTGCAGTTTTAGGAACAACAACAGATGCGGCAGCAACAACAGACACAGGTACTGCTACTTTAATATCTTTAATCAAAAAACTATTACAAGAAACAGATAATATTGCGTCTATTGGAACAACAACAGATACAGCAGCCACTACAGGAACAGCCAGTTTAGTTGCACTTTTAAAAGGAGTAATTACATCTATTGGTACGACGACAGATAGTTCGGCAGCCACTGACACGGGTACTGCTAGTTTAATTTCTTTAACTAAAAGACTTCTTACAGAAACTAATAATATTGTGTCTATTGGTGCTATTTCAGATGCTCCAATTATAAATATTGATAGTATATCGTTTATAGATAGCTGGGCAAGCATTGACTACAATGCAAACACAACAAGTTTGATTGGATTGCTGAAAATATTAATTACACTTACTCAGCAGTCGATTAGTGATAGAACTATGGTGTTCATCACAAATACTATCACTACTGCTACCACAACTACTGTTGTTGGCGCTCCTGTCCCAACTGGTAATAGAATTTATGTATCATATATTAGAGTACAATTAGAAGGAACTGCTGCACAAACAGTTACAATTAGAAATGGTGCTGATAATGTTGCTAGATTTTTCCTGTCTTCCCAAGGGATGCAAGGAGAGGCTAATTTAGCGCAAAACAGAGAAATACGCTTATCTCCAAACACAGCACTAAATATTGTATCTTCTGCTGCATCCACTTTTAATTACACAATTGGTTATTTTATAGCATCATGACGTTACCAATTCTTTATCTTACTCCTACTTGGCAAACAAGCCAAAAGACTCTTATTCCTACAACTAAAACTAGACTAGGAGATAATTATAGTCAAGTTTTAACTCAGGGAATATTTCCTATTGTAGAATGGGATGTTCGCAGCCCAGTTTACTCAGAATCCGAAGTAAACGATATTTTGAGCGTGTTACGACAATATGCTGACAAGTCGTTTCTTTGGAGTCCTACAGGACAAAATCTTAAAGAATGTGTTTGCGGAGAATGGGTTTTATCTTTAATTGGAGAAAACCAGTATATTATAAGTAATAAAATCACTGCTAGTCAAGTCAGATCTAATATCCCTAGTAACTTAGGTATTGTAATGTAATGCTATTATCACAACATATTAAAGAACATATTATTAAACATTCTAAGCAGTTCCCAAAACAAGAGGTCTGTGGTGTTGTAATCAATGACAAGCCATACAAATGTTCTAATATTGCTGAGAACAAAAATGAGGCGTTTGTAATTAATCCAGATGAAATTGATGGATTAATAGAATCTCATGGAAAGATTCAAATGGTTTATCACACGCATTGGAACGATAGTCAGCCTGGATATTTAAGTCCTCCTGATATTTGTAATGCTAAGTCTAATAAGTTGGCGTATTGTTTATATCACAGTGAGTTTGATTGCTGGGATTTGTTTGATCCAAACAACATAATTAATCCATTTCCTTGCTTTGATAATTTTAATATTTATTCTCCTAAGGAAATAGATTATTATCTAAAATGGCCGTTTGTTTACAACCGTTCTGATTGTTTTAGTTTACTTAGAGCCTACTATAAAGGAATGCTAGATATAGCATTACCAGACTTTCCAAGAGGATTTTCACTTGAAGAAACAACTAATGCATCATGGAATTTATTGGACGAAAATTTTTCCAAAGCAAATTTTAGAAAATTAGAGGATGATGAACTTTTAAAAAACAATGACGTTATTGTTATGACTCTTAGTGGTGTACAACCACATCATGTAGCAATAATTATAGATACTGCAAAAAAAACAGGACTGCATAACTTAGGAGGAGATAGAGTTAGTGAATTATTTGTCTATGGTGGAAGTTACTGGGATAGAGTGACAAAATACAGATGTAGACATCAATTATTAGAATGAGCCAAATTGTTCTTGATATTTTAAATAACTGTTCTATATCTTGTTTAGAGCGCAATGGGCATACTGACATTTTTATAAGTTGTGAGGATGATATATGCCAGAAGATAGAAGAAAATCAAGATGCAGTTTTGTCTTATATTAAAAATAAAGTTAAAAATGTAAACTTAGTAATGTTTAAATCTACTAATAGTTCATACAAAGCCACATTTGAGCTTTGTTCGCTAGAAGATGATTTGAACAAACAAACCATACTTATAATGACTGTTGTGTTAATCTTTCAGTGTTTACAGATATTTACTTCTAGTTTAAAAACATTATTTATTCAAACATATCAAACTATAAAAACAATACTAAAAGCTGCTAAAGACGCTATAAAAGGCATATAGATTACTACATGCCTTTTAATTATTTTTCCAGAAGCATTGCCAAAGAAGTTAATGTTTGTATTGGCAATTCCCGTTTTTTAATAGCGTCCTCAATAATAGTTTTAGTTTTTGGACTTAATACGCCATTTCCTTCAGATTTGCTTCTGTCTGGGAATGGCAGTAAATCAGTGTATTTAATAGATGGATCGTCTTTACCTTTAAATCCATTAAATAGTCCTGCCCAGCCAATAGCATGAACTCTAGCTTGCATATTTAGTTCTTGTTGGCGTAGCTTCTCCATTTGATTAATGCAATTAAAAACTACGTAATCAAGTTGCTCTAAATATGATTCCCAGCTAGTAAATCTGGGATCAGCTATTCTGTAAGACTGAATTCTCCAGTAGAGTCCTTCCCAGTCAATTCTGGGAATTTCCGACTCTCCAGTTGATCCTCCCCCTGTGTTTCAGTTTCTTCTATTTTTTTCCATCTGCTAGATTCATTAAGATAAAAATCGTAAATTTCATCTACCAAAGTCTCATCTAAAGAATAGGTCTTTTCTAAATTCCAACTAGGATAACCAAGTAAAGGAATTTTTCCTCTATGTAAAAATCCAACTGTTCCAGCAGTAATATTTTTAGGTAATGCAGAAACTCTAATTTGTTCTGCATTTTCGCTATAATTATCTTCTACTGTTACAATGAATGAATTTTCGTAACTCTCCCCAAATCTAATTTTAGTGCCTTTTTCTAGTAAAAAATCTGCTGGCAAAGGCTCAATTACCAACTTTTTATCATCTTTATTAGCATCTACAACAACACTAATAATATGTGCAACACGCTCTTTAATAAGCATTGTTGCTACAACAGATTTTAGGTTAAGTTCCATGCTAGATGTATAAGCATTGATATCAGCTAAATCATCAGCATATTCTAATACAACTTCAGTGTTGTCAATGACCTCAACACCATCTTGTTCGGTCATACCACCAGTTAAAAGTTTTGTAGCTTCTTCTAGTGAAATCCCTTTTTGTTGCGCAATTTTTCCAACTAATCGACGAATCTTCAAAGAAGCATGCTGCCTACTTTGTTCTGTTTCGGCTAGTTGTCTTCTTTCCCCAACAGTAATACCGTCTTTCTTGGGAAAGAAAAGCACATCTCCTACTTTTATAAAATTAGTTTTAGGATTGCCAGTGATAAATCCAAGCATTTTACACAATCTCAAATTCTAAAGAATCATACTCATCAATATAACATTCTTTAGTAGCAGTTTTAGCAACTGATTCTGGAACTTTAATTGTATACGAACTAAATTTATCAGAAACATTAATAGTTCCTGATAATCCCCCTTTAAAAATAGCAGCACCACAATACAAGGATTTTCCTTCTCTGGTGCAATTAATTAATACGGCAAGGAGCTGAGTACTGTCTGTTAAAATCTTCATTGTTACTTGATGTGGTGGTGGTCAATAAACCATTAAGGTTATTTTTAAGATAATAACTCAAAAACTAAAAGCAGAAGTCCACTCAAGTAAATCTCCTTGGAATGTTAAGTTAAACGAATATTTCATAACTTCGTTTTGATTAGCTGGGAAAGATATGCCACCAACTTTAGCCACTCCAACAATTCTCTCTCCATTAGGTAAAGTAATTACAGCATAAATATCTCTACCATACAAACTATTAGAGAATATTCCAGCTGGCTTAATTACTGTCTCCAACGCTTTGTCTCCAGCCAACGCAATGCCGCTAACATTGCAGCTGATCGCCCTGCGTATGAAAACGCTATTTACTCCTTTACGAGATGAAGCATTAGTTGTGTCAACAGAAGTTTCTTGAGCTGAAATATCTAAAGTCGTAATACCATTAATTGGGAGTAATCCAGGTACAACGACTGCGCTATCAGTTTGCAGTACCGGATATTGTAAAGGCTCTACCGGAACTAATAGTGGACTTGTTGTTAACACAACATCTTGAGATATTACAACTTGTCTTCGCCTAGACGCTACGCCACTAACAGAAGTTCCCGCAAAAGACAAAGCAATGCCGGCGGGAACAAAGTAAGATCCACCGACGACTTGCAAATAGATTTGAGAAGACCCAATGTTAGCAGTTTGAGCAATTAAAGCTGTCACCTTCGTAACGTCAGTAATAGTGCTTCCCGCACTGTTGATGGGAAGCAGCATTACGTCAAGAGAGCTGTTGCAAAGTGGTTGGGAAAAAGACATATTTAGCTAATAGAATATGGAGGATTCCATTCAAAGGATTTACCCATAAATGTTAGCGTAAAACTGTACTTTTTAACTTCGTTTTGGTTGGCTGGAAAGTTAAACGCAGTTACTTTAGCAGCACCTGCCAATCTTTCACCGTCTGGGAATGTAGCTACAGCATAAATTTCTCTACCAAAAAATTCTCCCTGAAATCCAGCAACTGGTTTAACTACTCTTTCGAGCGCCTCATCTCCAGCCAATGCAATACCAGACACGGAATAGGCACGAGCCACGCGAATCATTGCCATTTCTGTTCCGGATCCAGATTGGAAAGAAGTGGTATCAACTTGAGTTTCTTGATTACTCAAATCTAGTGTTTGAATACCGCTTAATGGGAGTAAACCCTCAATTAATGCAGCCGTGCTATTTGCAGCAATAGTTCTGTCTAGTCCAATTACTTTCAAATCAGTAGCACTAGCGCCATGCGCAATACTTTTATCTTCAGCAGCCATTACTTGAATTCTAGTTCTAACAGTTCCAGCTGGGGCATTTTGCGCAAGTGGTTCTATAAACGATAATCCAGTGCCTTCCTTAATGATTGTTGGAGAAGAACTACTACCTTCATCAGTGGTCAATGCAAGTGTAGCTACACCACCGCTGGTAGGAGGTGCAACTTGAGTAGTACAAGTAAGAACACGTCTTAACGAACTAATGTTTCTATCAGAAGTTCCAGCAGCAAACCCACTTGTAACCAAAGGCAATAGCATTACTTCTAAAGAATAATCTTGTAAAATAACTGGAGCGGTAGCTAAAGGCATAATTTCTCCTTATTTGTTAAAGTAAAATTTGAGACATTTTTTTACCAAGAAAAGTTAAAGTAAAAGAATACTTTTTAACTTCGTTTTGGTTGCCAGGTAGACTTAGATTGGTTATCAAAGCAGCGCCTTCTATCTTTTCTCCATCTGGAAATGTGGCTACAGCATACACTTCATCTCCTACAAATTCAAATGAAGTTGGAGTTAGCCCATTTGCTTTTTTGACTATTTTCTCCAATGCTTCATCCCCAACTAAAGCAATTCCAGATACATTATAAGACCGTGCAGAACGTACAACACTAGCATCTGTTTTAACACCAGATTGAAATGTTGTTGTATCTATTTGAGTATCTTGATTACTTAAATCCATTGCCTGAATACCACAAAGAGGAATAGGACCAGTTAAATAGTTTGTCTGGGATCCAGCTGAAATAGGCAATGTATTTGGACTGCCGTTAAAATAAATTTCAGTAATACCAGGATCTGTTCCATAAAACTGTATTTCCTGTTCATCTAAATCCATTTCTTGTGCAGCAGAAAAAGGGAAAATTCCTGTTACATAAGTATTAGATGATTCTGTAGAAATAGGCAATGTATTTGGCTCACCATCAAAGTAAACTGTAGTCCTGGAATTTCTAGCAATGAAAACTCCATTATATCCAGGTGTTGGAGGAACAAAAGCAGTGAATGTGTTAAACAATCCAGTAGATATAGGCAACGTACCTGGGAGTCCATCAAAGTAAACTGTTCTCTTTATATTATTGCCAGATAGAACAGTATTTTTAATTTCAGACAATGGAGGAACAGTTACACGGAAAGAACTAGATGTTAACCCAGCAGAAATCGGTAAAGTCCGTGGGCTGCCATTAAAATAAATTATTGCTTCTGAGTTTCTGTTAACTATAGCACTACTTTCGAGTGCAGTAAGCCCATTAAAAGTAAGACTAGATTGAGGTACAGTCACTGAAGCATATTCTACTGGCGTTTTTGTAACTTTTATTTTAGATTGCGTAAACGGACTAATTGATTCAACTGTTGGCATTGAATCAATGAAACGCCATGTATCAATAAAGTTGGTAACGTAAGAATTAAAGAGACCTACTGAAATAGGAACTGTACCAGGAACGCCATCAAAATAAACTATTGATGTAGAATTTTGATTGATTACAGCTCCATCATATCCAGGAGATGTGCGGACAAAAGAAGTAAATGTGTTAAACAATCCAGTAGATATAGGCAATGTACCTGGAACGCCATTAAAGTAAATTGTTGCGGTGTCGCTACCAGATAATAAAATATTTTTAACGTCATTTAATGAAGGTACTGGCACAGAAAAAGGATTGGAAAATACTCCAGGGAAAACAGATACAGTACCAGGGCTGCCATTAAAATAAATTATTGCTTCTGAATCTCTATTAACTACAACACTAGTTTCATCGGCGGTAATATTATTAAAAATAAGACTGGATTGAGGTACAGTTACTGAAGCATATCCTACTGGCGTTTTTGTGACTATTATTTTAGCTTGTGTAAATGGACTGATGCCTTCAACTGTTGGCATTGAATCAATAAAACGCCATGTATCAACAAGATTAGCAGCATAAGTACTAGACAATCCTACTGAAATAGGTACCGTGCCAGGAGCGCCATCAAAATAAGCTATTGATGTAGAATTTTGGTTAACTATAACTCCATTGTACCCAGGAGAAGTAGGGACAAAAGCTGTAAATGTGTTAAATAAACCTACTGAAATAGGCAATGTACCTGGAATGCCATTAAAATAAATCGTTGCGGTGTCGCTACCAGATAATAAAATATTTTTAACGTCATTTAACGAAGGCACTGATACTGGAAAAGGATTGGATGATAATCCAATAGAGATAGGCAAAGTACGTGGATTACCATTAAAATAAATTATTGCTTCTGAGTTTCTATTGACTACAACGCTAGATTCAATTGCACTAATATTATTAAAAACAAGACTAGACTGAAGTATTGTTACAAAATTGTATTCTACTGGCGTTTCTGTAACTGTTATCTTAGCTTGTGTAAACGGACTAATTGATTCAACTGTTGGCATTGAATCAATAAAACGCCATGTATCAATAAAATTGGTAACATAAGAAAACAATGACCCAACAGCAACAGATACTTGATTGGGAGCGCCATCAAAATAAACTATTGATGCAGAATTTTGGTTAATTATAACTCCATTGTACCCAGGAGAAGTAGGGACAAAAGCTGTAAATGTATTGAACAATCCAACAGAAATTAATGAAGTATCTGGGCTACCAGTATAATAAACTGTTGCAGTATCACCACCAGATAAAAAAATGTTTTTAATGCTAGACACATCTGTACTTGGCTGAATACCTGCAAAAGTAAAAGCTGAATCAGGTATAGCTATTGAAGAAGTATCAAAAGGTATTTTTCTTGTCTTTAAAATAACTTGTGTAAATGGACTACTACCTTGAATTGTTGGCATTGAATCAATAAATCGCCAAGTATCAATAAAATTATTTGTACCAACAAAACTAACATACAACTCAGGAGGTACACTTTTACTTGTGCTAATTCCATCAAAAGTAAGTACTGAATCCGGAATTTGCACAAATGGAGCGTTAGATGGCAA